TATTTATAAAAAAGATAATAGAGATGTCATATTAGACACGAGTAACTATGTATTATCTTCAAGTAACAATTTGATAAACAAAATTAAAGAGAATGATGATAACTCAAGTAATTACATATTATCTTCAAGTAATAATCTAATAAACAAAATCAAAGATAATGATCGTAATAGCAGTAATTATATATTATCATCAAGCAATAATTTGATAAATAAAATCAAAGAGACTGACAATAATAGCAGTAATTATATATTATCTTCAAGTAACAATTTGATAAACAAAATTAAAGAGAATGACATAAATAGTAGTAATTATATATTAACAACAAGCAATATATTAGCTGAACGAATTAATAAATATTCTTTATGGACACCTTTAGGCTCTAATATTTACAGTAATTTTACAGGTAATGTAGGTATTGGAACTATTATACCTAATAGCAAATTGCATATATGTGATAATAGTAGTAATAGTACAAAATTAATTTTACAAAATAATTTTGGCAATGCTGTTTCAGTAGAAGATATAATAATTTCTGGAACAACTATTACTACAATAGGTACAGATAAATGTATTACATTTCCTTATTCAGGAACAGCAATAACGAAAAGTTATACTTTTACAATAACTCAAAATATTTTATGTGATATATTAATTGTTGGTGGAGGCGGAGGTGGTGGATATTCTTATGTAGGTGGTGGTGGTGGCGGAGGGGGGTATGTATATTTAGAAAATGTAAATTTACCTTCTGGTAATTATACTGTTAATGTTGGTGCTGGTGGTTCATTGACAACATCTGGTTGGGGTGGCAATGGTGGTAATTCATCTATTACAGGTATGATTAATTATACAGCAATAGGAGGGGGTGGTGGAGCTGGTGGTTCTGCGAATGGAACTATAACAGGAATAGGTAATAATGGAGGTTCTGGTGGCGGAGGTTCATATAGAAATTTAGGCGGAGTATCCGCAGCTGGAGGAACATCCATACAATTTTCAACATATGGATATGGAAATGGTGGCAATGGTAATGGTTATGGAGGTGGTTCACAGTATGGTGGTGGTGGTGGTGGTGCAAGTGGAATTACAAATGGAACTTCACCAGCGGGCAATAATGGTTTATCAAATAGTATAACTGGAACTACTATAATATATGCTGGAGGTGGTGGGGCGGGCAATGATTTTAATATACCAAGTCCAGGAGGAACAGGAGGAGGAGGGGCAGGTGCGACAGGTAATGGAAGTTTTTTAGCAGTAGCTGGAACAAATGGATTAGGCGGAGGAGGTGGAGGAGCGAGAGGTAATGGGACTGGTCCATCAGCAGTTGGAGGTTCTGGAATTGTTATAATAAGATATAGAAATGCTTCTGTATTTAGTTTAAATAATAATGATATATCTTCAGCATCAATTGATTTTGTTATAGGAAATGCGACAGATAATAATACAGATTACAAAATTGGAAATTATAATGGAAATTTTAAAATAATGTCTTCTGTATCCGCAATAGATTCAAATGCTTTAATTCTTACTTCAAATGGCAATATAACTCTTAGCGGAAGTGTAAATGCGACATCATATTTTTTAAATGGAAGTGTTTTTAGTATAGCAACAGAAGTAGGATATACAAGTAACTATATTTCAAGTATTAATACAAATTTAATTAATAGAATAAATGATGTTAATTTAAATCAGCTTAACTATGTATTATCAACAAGTTCAAATTTAGGCGACAGCCTTTCATTAGTAATATATAATATGAATCAAAATGATATAAATAGCAGTAATTATGTTTTGGCAACAAGCAATATAATACAAAAAAGAATAAATGAAATAACTACAGATAATATAATTGAAGGTCCAAAAAATAAATATATAGTAGAAAATAAATATAATAATAATCTTGAGATTAACGGAAATCTTATTATTAATTCAAATTTTATAGTAAATAATTTGACTACATTGCGCAATAATTTAAATGTTACTGGCAATGTTAACTTTACAGGCGAAATATATAAAAATGGTATGATTTATCCTAATGGTAAAACATATACTGGTACTTCCTCAATATTATCACAATATAGTCCTATACAAACACAAGTTACTATGTATAAAAATGTTGTTGAGAAATCTGGCAGCGGCTGGCAATTTATAGATAATAACATTAATACTATAGATGACAAAGTACAAGGTTTTTGTGTTCGTATTAAACCAAATCATTATTCTTCAAAAATATTAATTAATTTAAATTGTCATATAGGTATTGATTATGAAACTGACGCAAGATGGTGGGGTCTTCGGTTATATCGCAAAATTGGTGAGTTAGGAGAATGGACACATATTTCAAATGCTGATGGTACAGATAATAATAATAATGGAACAACTTGCTGGCTCTCACATAATTTAGGTGCCAATTCGAGTTTATATTCATATTTTATAGCAAATATATCAGGAGCTTATTATGATATTCCTGGAATATCTGAAGACTATATTTATTATACTGCTAAATGGTGCTCAATACTTGGGGATAATACACTGGATGGTAAATTATATTTAAATAGACCTGCTATAATTGATACATTAAATGCTCCTGTTGTTTCTTCTTCATGGAATGTAAGTGAAATATGGCAACTTGAAACATCTTATTTTCCAAAAGGTGGTATTGTAACAAAGTATACTCCAACGCAAACACAATTTAATATATATAAAAATGTTGTAGAAAAATTAAGTGGCGGCTGGCAATTTATAGATAATAATATTGATATAATTAACAATAATATTCAAGGCTTTTGTATTCGCATCAGACCTAATCATTATTCTTCAAAAATATTAATTAATTTAACATGTCATATAGGTATTGATTATAGTTCTGACGCAAGATGGTGGGGTCTTCGGTTATATCGTAAAATAGGCGAGGATGGCATATGGACACACTTAACAGATGCGGATGGTAATAATTATAATGGCGGAACACCTTGTTGGCTATCGCATAATTTAGGTGCTGAATCAAGCACTTATTCATATTTTATAGCAAATGTAACAGGTACGTATTATGATATGCCTAATACTATGGATACCTATGTATATTATACAGTTAAATGGTGCTCACAATTAGGAGATGCTATGCAAAATGGCAAGTTATATTTAAATAGACCGGCAATATATAATAGTGCTAATAGTGCGAATAGTGCTATCCTTTCATCATCTTGGAATGCTCAAGAAATATGGCAATCCGAAACAACCTTTATTCCTAAGAATACAGTTATTTGTCAAAATATGTCAATACAGACTTTATTTAATATATATAGAAATATAGTAATTAAAACAGGAAATGATTGGCAATTTATAGATAATAATATTAATATTATTAATGAAAAAATACAAGGGTTTTGTGTTCGCATTAAACCATCGCATCCTTCATCAAAAGTTTTAATACATTTATCTTGTCATATTGGTATTGATTATGGAACTGACGCAAGATGGTGGGGTCTCCGCTTATATCGCAAGATAGGAGAAGGAGGTGAATGGGTTCATATATCAGAAGCAGATGGTAATAATTTAATAGATAATCAAGGAACTTCTTGTTGGCTCTCGCATAATTTAGGTGCTGAATCAAGCACATCTTCATATTTTGTAGCAAATATATCTGGATCTTTTTTTGATTTACCCGGAACATCAAGTGAATTTATATATTACACTGCTAAATGGTGCTCAATATTAGGAGATAATTCGCAAGAAGGCAAGATATATTTAAATAGGCCGGCTTCATATAATAATTCTAACAGTGCTGTTCTATCATCTTCTTGGAATGCTCAAGAAATATGGCAATTAGGAACACCATATGAACCTGCTGAATATTCTATAATAAATATTTATAATAATAATAATGTTGGCATAGGTAATACAAATCCAATATGTAAATTAGATGTTAATGGTACAATTAATGCTATTAATTATTCAACTATAAGTGATAGAAGATTTAAAAAGGATATTCAGCCTATAAATAGTTCGCTTGATTTAATTAATAGAATTAATCCAGTATCATATTTAACAATAGAACAAAATGATGGAGATAAAAAGAATTATGGTTTTATTGCTCAAGATTTACATAATATAATTCCAGAAGCTGTTAATGTTCCTATAAATGATAGCCATAAATATACTATTGAATATATGTCAATAATACCATTATTAACAAAGTCTATCCAAGAATTATCAGAAAAAATAAATAATCAGCAAAAAACAATAGATGATTTAAATAATAAATTAAATAATAAATTATAAAAATATCTTCAATGATATAAATTATTTTTTATTACTAATTAAATTTTTAATATTCTATATAATTATATAATGAATCTAAAAAACGAAGATATTAAGAATGAACATAAAATATCAGGAAATTTACCATATAAAATTGAAAAATTGTTATCAAAAACAGAAGCATTAGTTTTATTATGTAGTAAAGCAAGTGGTTATTGGAGCATGATTAAGTTTGCTTTTAATATACCTTTAGTGCTTACATCAAGTGCTATGTGCATAATCAACTCAATAAGTGAAGATGCTAATGAAGTTAAAATACCTAATATTGTTGTAAATGCGATTAGCGTTTTAATTATGTCATTAAACAATTCTATAAAAGCAAGTGAAAAATGTGATTTATTTCGCAGATTAGGTCAGCAATTTTTATTATTAGCAGGTCAAATAGAAAATGATGATGAAATATCAGATAATGAATTTAGCTTATTAGCTTTAAAATATGAAAATTTAATAAATGATATATTATTTGAAGAAATACCTAACAGATTTAAGCAACAAGTCATAGAAAGTTTCAAAGATAGACATTTACCTTTACAACTTAATGGAACAATAGGTAATAATGTTTCATTTAATAAAAAGCCGCCTAATTCCGCAGAAATTGTAATACATCAACAAAATGCGATGAATGTATAAAATCAATATTTAATCAATATCAATATCATTATCATTATATACATTATAATTATCATTATCTGTGGCATTATAATCATCATCTTTATCTTCATTTTTATAAATATCTTGGATATCTCCATCATCTCTGCTATCTTTACCATCTTTTTTACCATCATTATCATTATCATTATCATTATTAGCATTATCATTATCATTATTAGCATTATATACATCTTTAATTATACCTGCGGCTTTAGCTTGTCTACGAATTTCATTTTCTTCAATATCCAAATCTTGATTTTCTTTTAATCTTTTATTCTTATATTCTTCGCGTTTTTCATTAATAAATATCGCAATTTCATCAGAAGTTAGGAACTTGTTATATTTTCCCTCTAAATAAATTTTCAAATATTCATATAATTCTTCATTTTTTTTAGTAATAAATTCACTTGGAATATTTTCAATACCAGATAAATCTGGAAAATTTAGTGAATTACTTATAATTAAAATATTAATTTTTTGTATTAAATAATGTGAAGAAGATGATGACATATCATCATTGTCAATATCATCAATATCATATTTAATTTTATTTAAATTATAAAGATGTTTGCTAATCATTTTCTTTATATCTTTAATAGATAACATAACCTTATCTTTTAATGCGTCATTATCTTTGAATTTTGAAGAGGAATTAATATTAACATATAATATTTTACATATATTAAGTAATAATTCTTTATAATTAATATATTCACAATTCAAAAAAATTTCACCTATATTTTTTTTAACTTTTTTAAGTCCTATAATATTTTCTATTATTACTTTATCAATTTTATCTATATCATTTTCTATTATGCTATCAATTAAATTATCAGGTAATAACGCAGATATACCACGCATATTTCCTAACCATTCAATAACGCCATGATTTTTAATATTATAAATATATGGCTTATTATTAATATATTTAATATTATTATATTTTTCCTTAATTTCTTTAAGGAATATATCATCACTACCATTATTATCATATGGTACAATAGGATTTTCTTCTTCAATACCAAAGTCATTATCTATATCATCTACATCATATTTTCCCTTCTTTTTATTTTTTTTTGGTTTATTTTTAATTAATTTAGGAGGTGTAAATCTTACATCTCTTGCTTTATTAATTAGACGAATTTTTGAATAAAACTCTTTTAATTTAATTATCTCAGTATTATTAGTAATCTCAAAATCTGAAATATCATTAAAATTTAAATTTAATTTACGAAGACAACAGCCCTGAATATATTTATGTATTTTTTCATATTTTGTATTATTATTAGGTGCAAATAGTAATTTATCTATATAATATAATTCTTCATCAGCATATTTATTTTTGTCTGTAGAACATTTATTTTTAATATCCATATTTTTTTTATTTAGTAATTCATTTAATATATCTACTCCCTTATCTTTGTATTCATTTTCTACAATAAATATTAAAGATTTACGCAAATCTTTAATATCTATCAAATAATCATTATCATCATTATACTTAAAAAAATCACTTATTAATTCTGTAATATAATATAATAAACCATGGCTATTAAATTTGTCAATATGATTTGGATTTAAATAATTCAAATTTATAGATATATTATTATTTAAAATATTAGACTGAGTATCTACAATCCAGAAGCAAATAGAATTATAAAATATTATATTAAATGTATCTATAAACTCTTTATTTACAGCTTTTACTATTTCAATATGCGTTTTATTTATAAACTGCTCCTTAACAGCCTTCTCAAGTTCATTATGCCATTTATGTCTTTTATCTATATTTTTATTATTAAAATAATCATTATAATATAAATATAAATATAATGGTGATAATTCAGAATATTTCTTAGCATATTTTTTAGAATCTTCAATATTAATCTTCATTTTTTCAAATTTATTTAAGTAGTTTTCGTATCGTGTTTGAACACTACGATATTTATTAAATAAATAATTAGATAATGCGTCATAATCTATATCTATATTAGCAACATTATTAATCTTTTTTATTAATTCAAGAATTATTTTTAATATCTCAATAAATCCTTTCTCATTTATAAATTTTATATTTGAAAGATATATATTTAAATCTTCAGTATTAATAACTTTATTTGCTATAGTATTTATATTACTATCATTTACAACCCCTTTATTATCATCATCGATAATATCGTCATCATCTTGTATTCCTTCATAGTTATCTATATCATTGCCATCACATATAGCCTTATTTTCCCTCTTAGATATAATATATTTTTTCCCATCTGTATCATAATCAAATATATGTTTTCTTGAATGTATAAAATATTTTTTTATATTATCACAATTTATTTTAATATCATCTATATTTTCTTTTGCTTCTAATATATCATTAATAGTTTTTAAAGTATTGTCTATATTGATAGTTTTAATAGATAATTTAAGCTCTTCTATAACATCTTCTATTCCTATAGTATTTTCATGTATTTGTTTTATAATATCATAAATATTATAACTTCTCAAAGGTTCAATATCGCTATATATAATATCACTTTTATATTTAATTATAAGATCCTTTGTTTTCTCAAGAAAAGAAACTATTTCTGTAGATATATTAATAATCTTTAATATGTTATCTGTGTTATCAAAAAATGTTAATTTTTTATTAATTAATTTAGGGCGTTTAATTTTAAAACCCTTATGTATATTTTTTTGCTCCTTTTCGTTCTTTATAATTGAATACATATATTCTGTTAAGATATCTAAATCTTTCTTTGTAATAAAATCTAATGAATAATCGTATTTTTTAAATATATTATTAATATTACTATAATCAAGATAAAAGCTATCTTTATTATTATTTATTTCATTTATAATCATCTCCAAATCAGGCCGTGTATTCTTAATAAGTTCATATATATCCTTGTAATTAGCAGATGATTTATAGTTAATATTAATACTATTTAATAAATGTGAAGCAACTTTAGCATACATATAATCATCTTTTATACACGTTGGTACCTTGTAATATGAACCAATTATAGGAAGATTAATATCATTAGTATCATTTATGTCATATATATTTTCAACTTTGTCAATTTGTCTACATTTTATAACAGGATAATCTTTAATGATTGAATAATATTCTGGAAAATCAACTTTATTAAATTGAGTATCTTCTGTAATTATTATATTTGTATCATGAATAGGCTTTAAACGTATCCTTGTTGATTTTTTATCATAAGAAACACAAAATTTTCTCTTTATAAATTCATTAATTTTGCTTTTATCATTATATTTTTCTATAAATTTTGATAATAAAAATTCTCTTTGCGAAGTATTATATTCTGTAATTAAATTTTTTTCATTCTCATCATCGCCAATTTTTTCTAATTTTCCCTCAGTAGCAAAAATATAATTAGTATAATCATTTATTTTACCATTATTATTTTCACGATTTATAAGTATTTCATAAAACAAATTTCTTAGCAAATCTGATTTTTTTTTATTTTTTAAAAAAATATATAAATTATTATATATTTCTTCTTTATCCAACGCAATAAATGAGGGATTAATTTTGCTCATTTCTTCAAAACTAAGTATCTCCGTGTATTCAATATCATCTAAATCTTCATCTATATATTCAATATCTCTGAGATTTTCAATATCTGTAGCCATTTTGAACTTATGTTTCTATTTAATACAATAATATATATTATTATTATGTAAAAGTAAATAAATAGTTTATATATTTTCAATTGCGAATTTAGTCCATTCATTTTTTATATTTGCTAATTCATCAACAATAATTGAGCAGTTTTCTTCAAGAAAAGAAGCAAATATTTTTGAATTATTAGGATCACTGACATTTTCTAATGAAATACGTAGAATCATTAAAGACTTTAGCGGATGAGGGCAGATATAGCCAATATAAGTACATAGTATTTTATCTTTAAATTTACTATTTTCTCTGATATATTTACTGTGAATATAGGATTGTATAATATTTCCAAGAGTATCGTCTTCATCTTCAATAATAAATTCATAAGTACCTTCAATTTCTTGAAATTGCTGTATTTTAACTTTTGTAGATGATTCGCTACTCAATTCTTTTTTAAGCAGTTCTAATTTATTAATAATTATATCTATTGATTTAGATATGAAATATTTTGGCCCAATATTATGATTTATGCTTTCAATATCAAATTTGAAGCAAATAGGATCACCATATTTATTTTTATAATATGAGCGTTCTTTATCTAAAATATTTTGTTTTTTATCAGCCTCTTTAGGGTCTTGAATATATGAAAAGTTTGATAATGATACAGGATTAAATGATGCGTTATCACGACCTTTTCTTTTAACAATCTTAGCTTTAAAATGTAAATGTTCGCCAGTCCTTAAACGTGTAATCAAAATATAATCATTTGATATTTTGTTAGCAGGAAAAATATCTTTAAGTTCTTCGTTACTAATATTGATAGAATTGCGCGTTGCTGTAATATTATTTGTGCGAACATCTATTGTTTTATTAGTAGTATTTTTTACATTTAATTCAATTTGAATGCTATTATCTTCATAATTATCTATTTCTTCTTCTTTAAGACATATAGGAATAAGACCAATGCGGTGAATAATAATTTCATTATGAAGCGCACCATTGTTTATTATAATATCAACACTTGGATCATCATTATCTAATTTTTCTCCAATAATGCCAGGAATAGGAATATCTGTTAATATTACTCTTCTAATCCCATTTATAATAGCAAGATCAATATTATTTATTTCAAAACTATGACAAGTAGAAAGGTTATCATATGTGTAATTTTGAAATTTGAGCATTTTATTTATTAATTATATTATATCTATCTTATATATCATTTTTTAATATATATTTTTAAAAATAATTTAGAATATCATTTGTATTATTTAAATTAAATATGTTACATCCTATTAACCATAATAGGGCGACGCTTTGGTAAAGCAGCACGACGCTTTGGTTTTGGTGAAGCAGCACGACGCTTTGGTGAAGCGGGACGGCGCTTTGGTGAAGCGGGACGGCGCTTTGGTAAACGCATTATTCCTCCATTTATTTTTAGGTTTTCTAATGCTTGATAGGTTTGTTCAGCTCCTTTGGTTATTGATCCCATTGTGGGATCAAAAATATATTTGCTCGCTATATTCATTGGTCCATCAAGGTAACTACCTGATTCACCTTCGCCACCCTGGCGACGCATTGGACGACTCATTCGGGGTATTCGGGGTCGGGGACCAGCAACTTTAGGAACTTTAGGTCTATGAACTTTTTTAGAACGGTATCCTCCTATTGTTTCACCAGAAGGCATCGCTGGCATTGGTGGCATTGGTGGCATTGGTGGCATAGTAGGAGCATCTTCACTAAAAAAGCCACCAAAATATTTCAATTTCATTATGTTTTTACGTAATAAAGCTTTTTTAGTAGGTTTTTTCATAGGTTTTTTAAGTTTAAGTGAACGGGGTCGTTTACTTTTACCACCTAAATATTCATCGTTGTCTCCACTCATATATTATGTTTATATTCTTTCTATATATACGCGCGATTTTTATTTTTATAAAAATATAAAAAATAATAAAGAAAATAATATAAACAGATATTTTAGGGATATTTTAGAATTTAAGAAATTAAACTTGTCATAATTGCGAAACACATAGATGTTCTGGGCGACATTTCATTAATTGGATTTGACGCAAAGAATTGAATAAGAGTTTTAATATTATTAATATCATTACATTGACATAGATAGTGATATACATTACTCATATTAATTATTTTTGTTTTATAAATATTTATTTGAAGATTACGTAGTTGCGCCAAATGATATTGAATAATTGGCGGAAATTGTTTATCCATTTCTTTATTCATTTTATAGCGATTATATTTTGGATAATAAGTTGTTGTCGCTTTATAATAGCTATATAAGCTATCTTTAATAGTTGAAATAATTGTATGTATAAGATATGTTGGATCTATTTTTTGCCCATTATTATCCAGCGGTAAATTGATATTTGGGTTATAATTTGCTATATAATCTTTAATTGTATATTCTGTTTTATTTTTCATATATACAGAAAGAATATTCATCCAAATATTTGGATGACATGGATCTGTTTCTTCGCGATAACTAATTACATCAGTAGAAATTTTATATAATTTAACTTTTTCATCTACAACTTTTTTAACGATTAATCCATAACTATAAGGCGTTGTATTGATATGAGTATATGCGTCATTAATATTAGTAAATGATAGCGGATATTTAATTCCATATTCAGCAAGCGATGGTATGATAGATGAAATAATATCATTTTCAATAAGCGTATTACGTTGTTTTGTATTAATATGAAACATTTCCATATAATTATCACCGAGCAATCCAGTATAATCTATAATATGCTTATTTTCATGATGAATAATAATAAATTCGTAGGCCATATTTGGATCTAAATGTTTTACAAATAGATTTCTTAGTTTTAAAGACATTTCTTCGGTAGTTAGAGCGGAAACTTCTTCCGCAGTAATATGTTTACGAAAATATTTGAACAAAATTTCATCAAACATATTACCGTGTCTTTTTGTTGGATGCGAAAATTTTGAACTATTTGCGTCTGGGCAACTTGAAGTTCCAAAGAACCATTCATCCTTATAATTATAAGCTGTAATAATTGTTCCATCATATGCCTCATATATTTTATCATTAGAAGAGTGTAAAGTATTAATATAGGTATTATAATTAATACGCTCAGGGATAGAATTAGCATATGTCACAACAATATTATTATTTTCAAGGCTAAAATCAAGTACTACGCTTCTACACTGCTCATATAATTCTTTGAAATTATCTACATTATTTCTAATATACGAGTTATGAAGCAATACAATATCGCTACGGTCTTTGAATTTTTTTACTTTCATTAAGGGCCATAGATGATATTTCTTTAATAGAGTAATTAAACAATTCGCATAATTATTATTATTATCATTCATATTATGATCTCCTCCTACTTCGCTACAATTATTGCTAATAACTTTGCGTTCTTCATAAAGTTTAAATGTTTCATCAATAAGTTGATATAGATTGGTTGGAAATTTAAATGAGGAAGATTCAGCGGTCATATTAGAATATGTGTATACTTTAATTGTATTATTAAGTACACTTAATCTTTTATATCAATTTTTATATATTTAATGTAAAAAAATAATTAAAAATTTAATATTATTTACTTTCTTTATAATATTTATCAAACCATACTTGACCTACTTCTTTAGATGCTTCTTCGCTTGTTATTTTATTTTTTATAATTTCATCACGCATTGATAAAAAATACTCAAAACTTTCATTATCAAAAACCGCATCTTTTGTAACCATATCAAATAACATTGGGTACCTTTCAATAAAAAATTTAAACCGAGTATCTTCAATTATAATATTTACTATCTGAGTATGAGGGGTTGTTGCCTTCTTATCTTGTATAATACTAAGAATTTCTTTAACAATAACACGAATAGAATCATTATTTAATCCATCGCTTAAAAAGTCAGGCTGTACAATTGTTCGCGATTTCTTATTTATACCTCCTCCATTATTTCCGTTACTTTCTCTCTTTTTTTGTGAATTCATTAGTTAATATAATAATCAATATATATTAATATATATGCTTTTATCTTTATATTATTTATTTCCTTCTATTGTAATAGAATAAATACAAAAATGAGAAATGAATTAATGTATTCTGAGTTAGATTATAGTCCTAATGTTAAAGGACCGGAACCATTAAAAAATGCTGGATTATATACTGGTGATGTTTTATTTGATAAAAAACCTTGGGGGAATAACTATATAATACCACGTATTGAACCAGATGCTGTTGCTTATAGCGCTCAGTTTTATGCGTCTCATCATATACCATCATATAACCGACCTGGAAATAATACTGTAAATTATACTAATTATAAAAAATTTAATATTGATAAAAATGATGATAATAATGATAATAATGATTACAATTTCTTTTGTCATACTAATAGCATATTAGGTTGAGGTTTTTTAATTAAATCCTTATGCTTTTCTAAAAAGTCACATATATATTTGTAAGTTTCATTAACTTGTTCAAATGTAATACCGCCTGTTATTAATACACTTCCGCTTTCAAATAAAGCTCCTGTAACTTTTTTACATTCACCTATATTATGCCCTGTTCCTTTACCATAACAATATTTAGGACACGAGCATATCCCATTTTTATTTTTATTATTAATATTCCAAAAATATTCTAACTTTACCCCTTGATAAATACCTGGCTGAAAACTACATTTATTATTATGTATATCATTAATAAATAATTTGTGTATCTCTTTTCTTCTAATTTCAAACCCAATTTTAAATTCTGGATCAGAGTAAACTTTAAAATCTGTATTAATCATACGTATTTTAAAATTTTGATATTTTAAATTTAAAACATAATCTGGTTCAACATTTACTATGATATTTTTATCAATATTATTATATATTAATGTAATATCACTAATAATATGATTAACAATATATTCTGTATCTTTAATATCCTTAATTCCAGTTAATTGTATATTTCCATTTTTAAATATCTTAACATTTGGTATATATTTATCACTAAACTTATAAATAACTGTAACTTGATTGTCAAATCTATTCTTTTTCATAGTATTCTTTTTACTTTTTCTTCTTTTCTTCGGATATACCCCTTTAGATACATCTGTGCCATTTTTCATAAATTGAACCCATACAATACCTTTATCTATTCCTTCTGCTATATTATCTATTACTTTTATATTATCAAATAATATTCCAAGATTTATATTAATATCATTACCAATATTAGCATTGCATGTTATAGTTGAAATTCTATAAGGAGAAAAGTAAATATTATTCATCTGTATTAGCGCATATATATAAGAATAAATATCCTTATATCATTTTTTTATATTTTATTAGAAACAATTAAACTTAATTTATTATCAATTGAATTTTTATTTTTTTTAATATTAATATTTTGGTTATCTAATTTAATATGCATATTATCAGTTATATTTTTAAGATACGATGTGTTTACAACTTCATAACTAAAATTTGTAGATATCATAGGAGGTAGATTTAGAATATATGTCTTATCATTTGTATAATGTCCCTTGCGAAACTCATCAATTGTCATCGGACCATTAAATATTTTTAATAAAAATCTTGAAGGTGCAGGACGAATAGGATATGTAAATCCATAATGCTTGCTCAACATTTGTATTAAACTATTAATTTCCCAAACCTTATCGCTACCGCAATGAGATGAAAAATTATAAGCATTCGCACATTCAAGAGAGCAAAAGTTTCCAAATAATATATAGGTATCTGTTTTAATATTATATTTATAGGGCATCCCATAAGTCCTATTATCAATTGGGTGACAACACCAATAACAATTATTATTAGAATTTAAAAACTCGTCTTTATGAGAAACTTTTAGAGAATACTCACTATTACTATTATCAAATATAATATTATCTTGAATAGTACTATATGTATTATTTTCATTTATATAAAAACAATTTGGTTCATATGGTTCTGGAAATTCAACACAAGAATTATTATCTGTTATATTTAACTTATTTATTTGTGCTGTAGATAGAGGAAGTTGTAATATGATATCCTCATTATCAACTACAGATATATCTTTTATTATTGTATTCATTAAATTTTTTTTTTTCTTTGGATCCGCATTTATATTATCATCTGACACTTTTGCTTTACGAGGCATTTATATAAATTATAAGGGATGTCTTATATTAAATATAAACGCATTTATTATTTATATAATTATTGGGTATTAAGCATATTAAGAATTTTATTTATTCATCAAAAAAATTTTTAAAATAAACAATATTTTTTATTAATGTATCATTAATTTTATCAGCAGGATTTTTTAAAGTTGGGATATCAAATTGTATATCACCCTTATTTGATATACATTTCATTTTAATTTCCTTTATTTCATTATTAAGGGAATTTATTGTATCTATTAAATATTTAATTATATATCCTGATAATAATATTAGTATTAATACAAGTAAATCCATTCTCTTTTTATTAAAGATGGATATAAAAAATATATAGGGATATATTCCATTACATTGACCTGGATATATATATTTTCCTTATCTTGTCCATATAAAATTACATTTACCATTCATAACAGAGAAAACATTAATAACTTTTGAATATACAATCAAATCAAAATTTACATCTTTTTCTTCAATATAGTCAGTTATAGATTTATTTTTCATTAAATCAAATAAATATTTAAATTCATTTTTATTTCTTATATCTTTTGAACTCTCCTGATTATTAATAGTTATATATATTGATGTAGTTATCATCTGATTATTATATGAGCCAGCAGCAATTATTTTTTCAGGAAATAATGAAAATGAATAGCAATATATTCCTGTTCTTGGAACATTTGTATGATATTGATATGGTTGAATATTATTATAATAATAAGCCTTTTCATCTGTGCGAATTATTGTTTCTGCCCATTTAATTTGAGCTGTTTCTAATATTCCCATATTTTCATTATATATATGTGAAGCTGTATAATTATCATGTATATTGAAATTAGTAACTATATCAGGTCTGCGTAATATCCATACTAATTCTTTAATATGATTATATGACTGTTCTAATTTAATAGAAGAAGTAGCGCTATAAATAGTTATACCTGATTTTCTTTCTCTTTTTACATAATCAACTACATATTTAACAATACTATCATTAGAAAGCGATGAAGTCCTAAAATTACTATCAAGAAATATATAGTTAACATCTAAAGAACATATTACTCTACTTTCACTATTAATAAAATTACTAATTTTTACATTTTCCTTATATATTTTCTGATAGAAACTTGGTGATACATATAATTTTAGTTTATCACACCAAATTTGATATAAATTTTCTATATCATTTAGTTCAATATCAACATATATTTCCTGATTTTGTATCTTATATAATGGTAATGCTAATGAAGGATTGCGTGTAAACCAAAAATTTAATGGTACTTGTAATATTCTTCCCTTGATTGATGGGTTTAATTTATCATTAGCCATATTACCATTTGGATATACGCTATTAATTAAGATATTATTTTTAATAACATAACGTGTATTATTATTATTTGGATTTATTAATTCGGGTATATTACCAATTAATTTATTATATTCAATACCATCCTTATTTGTTAATTCATTCCAAATATTCATCCATTCTCCATATATTTCATCTATAATGCCTACACCTTCAACACTTATAGTCGCAATTAAAATAAAATTATGTCCTATATTATTAACCCATCTAAATCTATGTTTATCTGTAGAATATATATCAGGGAGATTGAATGTAAAATACATATTACTTATTAAATCTCCAAAGCGTTTTATTTTAAAACTAATTTTATTTGTTGTAGAAACAGATATATCTATTGATGATAAATTTTCTGGTGGAAGGTTTCTGTTTTCCATTGAAAAGTTAACATGTTTATTATATACATATTTATAATAATTAATACATGGCTGTAAATTAATATAAGAGTCCATTTGACCCACTAAAACTAATTGTGTTAATCCCCCACCCATTAGATATATATATTAAATATACTTTAATATTATCTTATATATTAAAACCTTTTATATTTATAATATTCACATTTGTTCATATTTTTTTATGAATTGTAATAATTTATCATATGTTCTTTCTTCTTCAAATGATGTTACAAATTTAGGATTATTTGAAGAATTGTCTACAATAATTATTGATGGAAACCCTTTAATATTGAACATTTTAACGCGATCCATATGCTCATCGCAATTATATTTTTGTAGCGATACATTATTCCATTCTATCTTATTCAATTTTTCCCATATACCGGATTTATTAAAAATATCACAATGACCGCAACCATCCATATAATAATATTCAATGCTATATTTTTTATTACTACTGCCAAAAAAACCTTCTTCTATTATTTCTTTATTTGAAATTAATAATCCAGTTATCAATACAATTAATATTAATACTACAGCTATTAATATCCAATTACTTTTACCTTTACCCTTACCTTTCATATTTTTAAACAGTTAATCCTATCATAAACACATATTATAATTTATTTATTATTATAAAATATTTTAAATTGTATTCTAAATTATATTATTAATAATATCATAATTATTATGATATTTATTTATAATTTCTTCTTTAATATTAACATTATCTTCCGTAAATGTTATATAAGTGTAGAAATTATTAATATTGTTTGAAATTATATTATTTAAAAAATCTTCAATAATGTCGTATTTTATTAAAATAATTCTACAATCTAAAGAATCATAGTTAATATTTGAAACCGTATTAACAGTATAAACACTAAAATCTTTATTTTCTAATAAATCTTTATATTCAGATATATCATCATTACATACAACAATTGTTCTATATATTAAATGAGTTTTATAAATATTATCCAGCTTCTCAACAAATTGATTTTTTAAATCTAATTTCATATATTATGATATATATCATAATATATATATATAATTTTTATATCATATATCATAATTATATTTATCATATATCATAATTATATTTATCATATATCATAATTATATTTATCATATTTATCATATTTATATATAAGATTATTAAATATATTTAGTATTATAATGGATGAGAAAGTAATTAAAATTGGATTATCTGTTTTTCATAATAGATATAATAATATAGAAGTTCCTGATAGTATTATAAAGAAGGCAGAAGCGCTTAGAAAATCATGTAGTTGTTTTAATTCATTCTATGATCCTAAAATGATATGGGAAAAAAAACTTAATAATCGGAAAGAAAAAAATTCACAAATGTTATCTAATACAGGTTCAATAAATAATAAAAATAGGGTTCATATTATAATTCCTGATTTCTCAGATATTTCTAATACTAAACGCGCATTAATTGGATATTTAAATAAATTAACTATAAAAAATAAAGATGTTATATCTGAAAAGATAAAGAATATTATTATTAATAATAAAACAGAAGAAATATTTTTAATTATTTGGTCATATATTAAAGGAACTGAAAATGATAATAATATATATATTCAAATATTAGAATATTTTGATAAGATTTTTTTAAACAATATCATTAATAAATTATGGGATAATTATATAAATAATAAGGAATGGATACCGCCAAAATATATATTTGATAATAATTTATTATTACTTAATAACGAATATGAATTATACTGTAACTATATAAAATGGAAGAAAGGTATTCATAATTTAAATATTATTTGGATTAAATATAAAACAAATGAAATATCTGTTTTATTAAATAATATATATGACTATATGATTAATGAATGTATTGGAAATTCAAATATACACAAATATATTATAGATATTTTCCTTGAACAAATATTAAAAATATTAAATAATTACAAAGACAATTCTATTATAGAAAAAATAAAACAATTTGATATTAAAAATTTTGATAGTTCAACAAAATTTTTAATATATAATATTATAGAAAATAAATAATTTCTATTATTATAGTATAGAGAATAATGAAAGAGGCCGACACAACTTTGTCTTTTTATAGTAGTATGTTTATACATTTTATATTTGTAATATTGCTTGTAATAATTTATACTTATATATATAAATTAGAAAACATTGGCTGCGAATGCTCAGAGCATAGCAACAAAGCTTTTATCAAGACTTTTACTATAATTTCTTTAGTATATTTCTTAATTACTGCGTTTATACCAATGAAAGATATTGCTAAGAATATGGGTACAGGTGTAGTTCAATTACTCGCGTTTGGTTCATTTATATTCTTCCTAACCTTTGTTGTATATATATACTACGCGTTTGATTATGTAAGATATTTAATGAATGAGAAATGTAAATGTTCCGAAGATTTACGCCGTGATATTATTGCGATAGGAACTATGATATCTCTATTCTTATTTATAATATTACTTTTCACTATAATAATCATTCCTATCTTGATTAGTACTCTTACTAACTTATTTTCTAAGATACAAGAGTTTGAAAGTGAAGTTGAAGAAGTTATTAGAAATCCTATAAAATCTATTCGTAATGCGCCAAGCCGTCTATTAAGCAGCACAAAAGATATTAGTTCATTTGTTAAAAAGACCGCTTCAAAACTAACTAAAAGTAAAAAGAGACGTTAAAAAAATATTTTAAATTTTTTTTATTATTAATATAAATTATATAATTATTATGGAATGTAGGAACATTGGAAAGTAAGACTATACCTCGCTATCATCTATGACAATTTCTGAAAGATACGGAGCAAGTATTTCATTAACAATAAGTTCGGGTTTGAATTCATCATATGTCATAAAGATTTTAAGAAGCTGTTCAGAAAACCCAGATATCATTGCTGTTCCTTCAGTTTTACAATTAACAGGGAATGATTCTTTATGTGAAGAATTGAGATTCCAAAATATAAACTTAGGAGGTGTATATCCTGATGCTTTAAACATTTTAACAATACTTTTATATAAAGTCTCTATGCTATTATTTTCTTCATCTATTATTGTTGCCTCGTCAAATTGCATATCAGTAAATATAAACAGTTTACGTGGCATATCTTCATCATTAATATTATTATCCTTTCCATATTTAATGATCTTATCACAACATTTAACAAAATTAGTATTATAACCAAAATCCACATCAATCATTGATTTAAAGCACGTATATAATGATGGTTCAATTCCCTTATCTGTATATTCTTTGTATAAATTATCAGGTATAAGAGATACTAATTCAGGATTATCACTAAATGTAATAAACTTGTTTTTGAACATTCCATTACAACATTGTGATGTAATAATACCAAGTGAGATTGCAACTTGAGCAGGAATACTACCATTACATGCTGAAAACATAGAGCCAGATAAATCAACAATTGCTAAAGAGTTTCCAAGAATACCACTACTTTTAACATTATCAACAATAGATTTCCATTGTAATTCAATTGTTTCATTTTCTTCATATTCATCTTGTGTATTTCGAAGATTAATATAGTAGTTTGCCAATTCATGTGGAAGAATTCCTGTAACATTGATCTTTGCTTCTCCGCTTCTTACTTTTGCCAAGTATTCGCAATATCTTGTGCTATCATGTTTATTAAAAGCAGCATGTAATCTTCGTGAAGCAACACCTGGTACACATTCATAATTAATTTTATCCCATTCATTATTACACATAAGCTTCTCAACAATATTAATTTTATTCCTTAGAGGGGCAATATATTCTTTTCTATATTTCTCCATCTTTTTAACATCATCTTTGCCATAAAGGATTGTCGCTATTTTCTTGGCATAATGCTTACGCTGATCATTTCTATCATTCTCACTTGGAGCCCATTTCGCACATAGAGAAATACTTATTTTATCATTAGGGTTTTCATTATTTAAATTTGAAAGATCATCTTGTAATTTATTCGCAAATAACTTTAATTCATAATTATTATTAATTATACTATCTACGCTATTCTCATAACAAATATATAACAAATCTTTCCAACGCCCATATTTATTAACATAAGTAATAACATTATTCATATATGTATAAGGCTTATTAATCCTTAGCCATAGCATTCCAATATTAGATAGTGTCTTTTCCTTTTTTCCTTTCAATCTATCACGGCCATTAAAAATAATTGCTACTGTTTTTTCAGGACTAATCTTCCAACATTTTTCAATATATTCATAATTTTTTTCCTTTGTAAGAGAACGCGTATACATCATGAAATAATCAACAATTGGGCTCCCAGATGTATCAAGCGCAATAGCTCCATTTTCAGTACAAGTATATTTAGGAACAGCAGCATTTTTAGTCATTGTATCAGAATCAATATCTATGTTAATGATTTGTTAATTATAATAAATAATCTTTATATATCAATTTTTATATATAATACAAATATATA